CGCCTAGCCGCCCACCATCTGCTCGGCGTAGAGCAGCGCCTGCCAAAGGTCCGAGCTGTAGCGGCAGGTGCCGGCCGTGCAGGTGCGGTAATACAGCTCCCCGCCATCAGCTGGCTCTAGCGTTTCCACCGTCACCCCGGCATGGGGTTCGGTGCTGCTGATCACTGTGGGCTCTTGCATGGCGTGAACACCGCGCAGGTGGCCGCAAATCTTCCCCCAGTCTGCCGGCACTCGGGAATGTCCAGCTCACACCGGCCGCGGCCGCCGGGTGTCCAGTGGATGCAATCCCAGCACATCGCTTTCACCGGCGCGTCAGGCTCAACCGGTCGCGCCTTTGCTCGAAATGCCATGTAGTAGCTCTGCCCTCGCTCCATCGCCTGGCGCAGGTCCACCGTGCCGGTGTCGGCGATCAGCTGGTGCTCAGGCTTGGGGCCGAGGATGATGTGCGCGTGCCACGTCTGGCTTGCCCGCTCGCAGGTCAACAGCAGGCGGCCAGCGTGCAGGGAGATCATTGCTGTTCGCCGTGCGATGGCAGGTGATACAGCCGTTCCAGCAACATGCTGGGGGGATCCTGCTCATCCATGTTGGCCGCAACAAAAGCTGCTGCCGGGTCGGTCGTATCAGCTGACAGGAGCACATCCGGCCAAAACCGATCCTTCACCACCAGCAGGCTCACCCGCGGGCTGCGGTGCAGCATCCAGATCGCTAGGCGCTCCAGGAGCGAAATGTTGGGCAGGATGTTCATCGTTCCAGTTTGGCGAGAAGTCGGGACATATACCACTGGGCCTTGGCCGCATCCTGAGCAGGGTTGCCCTTGCTCCACATCCGCAGCAGATACTTCAGCGCCTGCCACTGCAGCGCGCCGAGCACCGGATCGGGCGCGTGCTGCACCGCGTCTTCAATCACGTCGATGGCCTCAAAGCGGCCGGCGGTGTAGTGCGATGGGTGGTTGACCGGATCGCTCATCGCTTGGCCTCCATCTCGGCGGCCAGCACTGCTGCCGATCGCAGCAGCGTGGTGAGGGTTACAGGCCGCATCCGACGCTCGGTGGCGTAACGGATCGCCCAGCGGACGCCCATGGAGATGTTGCCATTACCGAGCGTGCGGGCGGCGTCGATCTCTTCCTGGCTGATGCGCAAGTTCACGGTGAAGTTGCGGCCCTTGCCCTTGCCGCGCCGTGCTGGATCCAGTGGCATCATTCCCACCCCTCTAGCAGCTGGGCGCGGATCACCTTCACGCAGGCCACCGCATGGCGCTCGGCTAAGTGGCTCTCCGTGCCGCCGATCGCGCGCACGCAATCACCCAGCAGTTCGTCGCTGTCCATGTCGCGCAGGTTGCTGGCCACGTCGCGGCCGAACTCCTCCCACAGCCCCGTGTAAGTGCAGCAGGTGCGGCCGCTGTTCTGGTAAAGCGCCTCAAGAAAATCGGCGCGTTGCTGATCGAGCTGGTGTGACTTCATGGATGCGTCAGGGCTTGCAGGATGTTCAGCAGCTCCTCGCGGCGCGCTGAGATGTGTGGATGACTGGGCAGGTTGACCAGCTGATCGAGGCGACTACGGAGCAGGCCCACCAGCCGCAGGCGTTCCTCCTGCTGGCCAGCGTTGAATATGCCGGAGTCGCTGATCAAGGCCTCCAGCTTGGCGCGGATGTGGTCAGTCATCAAATACCCAAGGAGAGTTGCGTTGGCGCCAATGGCGCGCCATGAACTGCGATCTGACCCAAAGCAATAATTTGCTGCTGGCGATCGTAGGCAGGCCGAGCAAAGCCCAGCTGATACAGATGCAAATCGTTTTGCAGCAGTGCTACGGCTACAGCCCGCCATGATGGCGCGCGACCCGATGCGGCCACCTTTGGCGGCACTTCATCTGGTATTCCGTGCGAATAACAGCGGCGTTGCCAAGTCTGCACGTATTCCGAGACTCTCTCGGTAGCGCAGCTCCCAGGCGTGAATGGCTCTGTCTGCTTGTCGGTTCGCCAAAATCCGTTGCTCATCTGTCAAAAGTCCCCATGCTTGTCGTGTGATGTCTTCAGGGCAGCGCAGCGCTAACGCTGTGGCGGCATGGCCGATCCATGCCTTGCGGTTGAGGTTGTAATCAGTCAAGGCGTTAATGCAGCTGTTGGGCCATTCAACGGTGACCCGTTGCATGTACCGGCCATACAAGCGGTGATTGCCTGTAAAGATGATGGCCCGTTGCAGGTAGAGGCGGCGATTGGCCACCTCGCCCCACATGTTGAAGCTGATCTCTTCCCAGGCGTCAATAGGCAACCAGATCCTCTTCAGCTTCACGTTCAAGGTCCTCGGTTACGTTGTCGATCTGCTCTACGTCCCATGCCTTGCTGAAATCCTTGCCAAGGAACAGCGAGGCGAGACCGGTCACCTGCTTAAGGCGCAGCAGCTCATCAGGGCTCATGCCGATGTGCCTACAAATCCATGCGTCACCTTTGCCCATCTCGATCAGCTCAGCAACGATCACACTCATCAGCTCGATGTTGTGCGAGCCACGGGCGCGGTTGTGGCGGATGGTTGAAGCCATGCGATCGTGCAACTCCTTGCGCAGCACCACCACCGGCAGGCGCCCGCCTTCACGTTCGCGGATCCGCTGGCTGTTCTTGAGTGTTAGATAGCGGTGAAAACCGTCAACGACCACATATAGGTCGCGTTCCGCGTCATGCACCACAACAACAGGTTGCGTGTAACCGTCTTCCCAAATCGATGTTTCGAGTAGTGCCATTTCAGGCGGGGCCACCGAGTTGGGGTTGTAATCGTTGGCGGTAACTTTCTCGATAGGAATGCTGCGAACAGAGTAGACCGGGGATCGCCAAGGGTAAGAGTCGTTCGCATCGTGCAGCTCGTCTCCTTTTAGAGGTGGATTAAAAACGCATATAAGCGTGGTGGGTTCTAAGGCTTCAAAGGTGTGTGCATCGTGCTTGTCCAAGACGTAAGTCACGTCAGGGCCAACCGCGATGATTTCTTGCGTTGCTTCATTGATCAGCAGACCTTTTCCGCTGACGCAGTAGCAAGTTTCCAGGTGGTGCTGATAGTGCCAGCGGTGGGGGCTGCCAGGATGCACAACGGTTTTGGTCATGCTGTAGCCCATGCCGTCAGTCTCAACGACTAACCGATGGCTGGTGAAACCACCGCGGGGGCATTGCACAACGCGGTCGTCTGGCAGTTGAGCGGCGTTCAGGATCTTCATTTGGCGGAGCGGTTAAGGACTTGGCTGTACTTGCGTTGAATTGAGCGTTGGCGGCGCTGCTGCTCCTGCGTTGGAGCAAGGCCCAGGTACTTGCAAGTGTGGTCATTCTTGAGAACGGTGATGGCAAACCGCTTCCATGAGGTGACCATGCTGTTGTGGCAGGGCAGGCCATCAAGGTGATCGGGTGGCACCTTGATCACGACACGGCGCAGGTTGTTGCCTCCGTGACGCGTGGTGCCATTAATGTAGAAGCGAACGCCGATGCGGCCAAGGGCTTCAATAATTAACTCAGGAAGGCCGCGCCCCACTCGCCCCCAGTAACGGATTGACTGAATGAAGCGCTGCTTAAAATTTGCGCTTGACTGATCGGGCAGCGTGGCCAGCAAGAACTTTACGAAGGATTTCCATGTGTGTCCGGCAGGCAGCTTGAAGGATTTGTAATCAAGCTGCTTGCCGTATGTAGCCATGAAGTTGGCGCCTGCAACACGCGCGCAAAGCCTGGCCCAGATCTGCGGATCAATCACCCGATACATGGCAAGGCTGGATTTGGACTCTGACATGAACGGCGAGGCAACACGCATCTTTTTGATGGGTATGCCGGCCATATAAAACACGTCATAGAGCTTGTTGTAGTCCCATCCAAACTTGGCATTGGCGGTCCAAATGTCTTCAGTGCGCCAATCGTAGATTAAGTAACAGTTGTAAGTGTGCGGCGTGTTTTTCTTGGTCCACATGCGGCCAAGCATGGTCTCTTTGTCTTGGTTCATAATGGCTCGAAACCGATTGAGTGATTCAACGGTGCGAATGCCGATCAGGTTGGCGCAGGGCTCACCTTGGCTGTACCATTCCGCGAACATATCCCAAAACGTTGCGTAGTCCATGTTCTCAATGAACAGGTCGCCAAACGGATGGTTCTGCAGGTTAACGATGTAATCTTGCCCGGGCATCGGCCGAATCCATCTGTGGCGGTCTGCCTCGCCCCAGCACTGCCAGTCAATCTCGTAAGAGCTGACGGTACAGGGCAGAGTGATCGGCAGGCAGCACCAGTAAATGTCGAGGATGTCGCGGTTAGCCTCGAGTATGCGGTGCATAAACTCTTCGCTGTGGTTGTAGTTGGCTTCGTTGTCCATAATTTGGACGCCAACCTTGACTGCCAACTGCCTCTGTCGAATGTAGTCGCAAACCAGATTTAGGAGAACGCCGCTATCTTTGCCGCCCGAAAACGAAACGTAAACCCGGCTGAAGTGAGCAAATATAAAATCCAGCCGCTCTATAGCGGCATCGTAAACAGATTGCTCAAGGTAAGCTCGGCTTGTCATGCCACCTCCACGGCCGCGCCAGGCCAGCGGTTGCGGGCGTACTGCAGCGCGCGCTTTTTGCTCTCAGCCTTGGTGCTCCATGTCATAGGGGTAGCGCCGGGTTGGTAGATGATCAAGGTGTAGGGCCTGACGGAGGCTTTAGGGCGCGGCCGACTGATGCCTTCGCCGAAGCGGCCTTTCTGTTCTTCCTCCCACAGAAACGGTGTGAACTCAGCCATGGTCGGTAACGGTTGCAGGATTAAGCCATTCGATCTCAGACCACCAAGGCATCCAATCGAGGGCGGCCTTGGCTTTGGCATCAGTCAGGCTGTGCGCCCAGATGCATTCGATCACGTTGGCGCTGCGGATCTGGAAGTAGAACCGGCGCATCTTGGTGGTGGTGGTCATGGCTTCAGATTCGGATGGCAAGCGGGGTGATCGTGATGCGCAAGCGTGGTGGCATCGCGGCCACCGGAGTAGCCAGCGGCGTAGATAACAGCCAGCAGCAGCAGGGCGCTGATGCGGTTGACCCAAGGGTTGGTGATCATGGTGAGTGGGCGGTGGGTGGGTGATAGTGAAAGTCCCGGAGGGCTCAGTCGAGGTTGTACTTGGCCCAAGTCTTGACCTGCTGCAGGGTGTAGAACCGCTCGATCTCGCCGGCGTAGCTAACAGTGAAGCGGTAGGTGCCGAGCTTTGTAGCGGTGGTGCCGGCGTCAACCATGAAGGCGCCTTGGGCGAGGAGTTGAAGCTGCAGGGTGGAAGCGGTCATGGGAGGAGAGCGGTGGAGGCGGTTGCCTCCGATGCGCAAATCATACACCGCAGGCAGCGCATACCGCCAGCCCCTCGGTCATATTCCGTAACGTTCGTCTGCCGCGGCCGACTTGCGCTCGTTTGCCTCCCGCAGCCCCGCCAGCTGGTCGCCGGCCTCTTCATGGCTCACCCGCAGTCGCGTGTGGCCCGCCTGCATCTCCACTGGCACCCGCAGCACCGGCTTTCGTGAGTGCCGAGCGCTCCAGCCCACGGCATAGTTCGGCACCGTCACCTCGACGGTGTACCAGACATGGCCGCAGCTCTTGCACGCGCGCTTGCGCACCACCTGGTCGTTCAGCTGGCTGTTCGTCACCAGCGCTCGGTGGCGACTGTGACTGCACTGTGGGCAGATCATGGGCAACATGGGACAACCTGCCCCGGATAGATGAACTTCGGTCAATGGATGGCGGTCAAAATCTCGCCAGAAAAGGCCTTCCAGCTAGAGGCCCAGTGCCGGGCGCTGCAGGCTACCGGCGAGGCCGGCAAGCTCGCAGCTGCCCTGCTGCGCCAGACCTGCTACCAGCAGGAGCTGCTCCAAGCGGCCGTGAATGAAATCGCCCGCCTAGAGCTGCAGCTGATGTGACCTAGAACAGGTCGCCATCGGTCACATCGACCACAGTGCCGCCGGTGGCATCGGCAAGGCTTTGCGCAGCGCCAGCGGCTGCCATCTTCTCGTCGATCGCTTTTTGGGTTTTGTAGTCCGGCTCAATCGCCAGCCCCAGATACTTGATGCCGCTTTGGCTGGTGTTGTTGTAGCCCGTGATCCGCACCGGGATCTCGCCTTTGTCGTTGGCATCCGCGTTCATGATGTAGCTCGCGAACGCCATCCGATCTTCTTCCTTAATGCCGAACACGCCATCAACGTCGGGATACTTCTTGCTGGCGTCGTAGCGGTCGCCAAGCCGCTGCTGCAGCTTCTCAGGCGTGTTCTTGAAGATGGCGCCTTTGCTTTTAAAAGTCATGGTCAATCGTGGGTGATGGTGTTGGCCTTTTCGTATTGCTCCACCTCGGCCAGGGGATAGAGCACGCGCCGGCCAATGCGCACAAATGCAGGGCCGGTGGCTGCAGACCGCCAGCTGATCAATGTCTGGCGGTGCATGTGCCACCGCTCAGCCAGTTCAAGATCGGTCAGAAATTCAGAAGATGTCTTCCTCATCGCTGGCCACCTCCTCGGCCGGCTTGGGCTGGATCTTTTTGTTTAGGTCAGCCAGCTCCACCCGTGGTTCAGCGGTCACCGTCACAGGTTCTATGTCCAGCACCTCCTCCTGAGTCTGGATGCCCACCAGCAGATCGGGGATGTAAAGCCTGCCCCAAAATGCGGCGGCGCGATACCTGATCATCAGCTCGGGCATGGTCTGCCACTTGCTGCCGCTCTTCGTCGCCCAGCCTTCCTTCTTGGCCATGCCCATCGTCACCTCAGGGCCGCGCAGTTCTTCGCCGGTGGCCAGCTCAGTCGCCAGCGCCGTGCAGGCCAGCGTATCGCCCTTGCCGGTGATGTCATACCGCAGCGGACTGAAGCGCCCGCAGCCGTTGATCAGGCCGATGATGAACTGGCTGGACCAGCTCGGGCGGCCATGGATGATGTGCAGGTTCTGCATCACCATCAGCGGATCCATCCCCATCCGTCGCGCGATGTTCAGCGCCACTAGGCAGTTGGCATAACCCGCCTGCCCTTGGAACTGCTGCGGGATCAGCGTACTGCTGGCCAGCGCCTTGGCGATCCGCTGCGCATCTTCGAAGGCTTGGATGCCCGAGAACACGCCGGCTGGCTGTGTTGTCGCTAGTGCTGTGGAGTCGGTCATCAGTAAGTTTCAATCTCAGTGGGTGGGGGCATGGAACCATCAGCCCGCGGCCGCATCCATGGCGGCAGGCTGATCATCTCCACCTGGTCGCTGTAGCCAGGCCAGGCGTTGGCTTGCTTGCAGGTGGCGAGCACGTCAAGGTCACGCGCTGCAGCCTCGGCGCCAATCTGGATCATCTCCACATCGGCGGCATAGACGGCGCACGCGAATGGGGGCTTCTTCTCAACACAGATAAAGATGAACTGATCGGGCCGCTTGCCGGTGGCCTGCTCTAGCCCGTCCAAATACCAGCTGGCCTGAACGTGGTAGCGCCAGTTTGCGATCGACTTGCGGAACCCCATCGGGCTGGCGTCCTCGGTTGTCTTCAGATCCACGATCAGAGAGCCGTCATCAGTCAGCCAATCCGGCCGGCATTTGCAACGTAGCCCCGTCGCCTGATCCGTCCACATGTGAGTGGTCTCAGCCTTGCCTGGCATCGCCAGCAGCATTGCAGCCGCAGGATGCGCAAAGACCGAATGGCCCATGCGCATGACCAGCTCGGCATCGGCCTTGGCCAGCACCGTGCGACCAGTTGAGGCAACCTCAAACGCCTCCCATTCGGCCTTGCCTGCGTTGGTGCGCCGGTTAATGCCTTCGGGTGCTGTGACATACCGCGCGTCCCATTGGTCAAGCTCCAGCACATGAGTGTGAACAGCTGAGCCGATCGCCATCGCTGGCGTGGGCTCTGGTGTCACCCGGTTGGGGTCCAGATACCGCGCCCAGTAATGCAACGGGCTTTTGGCGATCTGATCGAGGTGGCTTTTTGAGACCGCCGAGTGGCGGTGGTAGTCGACATTTTCCATAAACCGTGGCGACTTGCGGTATCCTATAGCATGATGCCAGCAGATACAACCCTTTGCAGCTTCGCCCATATCAGCAGCAGGCGATCGCCGATCTCCGTGGCGCATTCCGCGACGGCGCACATGCACCGCTGCTGGTCGCTCCGACCGGCGCCGGCAAGACCGTGATCATCGCCGCGGTGCTGCAAGGCATCGCAGTACGCGGCCGGAGCGCCATCGTGCTGGTCCATCGCCGTGAGCTGATCGCGCAGACCAGCGCCAAGCTCACCCTGGCCGATGTGCCGCACGGCATCATCGCTGCTGGCGTTAGCGGTGCAAATGCATCAATTCAAGTCGCATCGGTGCAAACGCTTGCGCGGCGCCTTGATCGCATCACCGCGCAGCCCGATCTCATTGTGATCGATGAGGCCCATCACGCCACTGCAGGCACATGGGGCAAGGCCCTCAGCCACTGGCCCGATGCCCTGCGCCTCGGTGTCACAGCTACCCCGGTCCGCCAAGATGGCCGCGGCCTTGGGATGGTGTTCGATCGCTTGGTGCTCGGGCCATCCACTGCGGAACTGACCAGCGGCGGCTTCCTTTGCCCGGCGCGCATCTACGCACCACCACCTGTTGCGGATCTTTCTGGGTTGCATCGCCGCGCTGGTGATTACGCGATCGACGAAGCCGCCGAGCGCATGGATCGGCCCACCGTGACGGGTGACGCTATCGCGCACTATCAGCGCCTTGCTGCAGGGCAGCGCGCGATCGCTTTCTGCTGCAGCGTCAAACACGCAGAGCACGTCTGCGCCGCGTTCAACCATGCCGGGATCGAGGCGGCCACGCTGCTGGGCTGCACCGATCCGCTGCGGCGCGATGCCACCGTGGCGCGCTTTGCAGCAGGTGAGCTGCAGGTGCTCGTGACCGTGGACGTGGTGAGCGAAGGCTTCGACATTCCCGCAGCAGGCTGCGCCATCCTGCTCAGGCCCACCCAGTCCCTTGGCCTCTACCTGCAGCAGGTTGGCCGCGTGTTGCGGCCCGCTGTTGACAAAAAGTTGGCAATCATCCTTGACCATGTTGGCAATGTCCACCGCCATGGCTGGCCGGATGATCACCGCGAATGGTCCCTGGATGATCGGCTGAAGCGTGCCGGAGCTGCAGGCCCGCCAGCGCCATCAGTGCGCACCTGCGAAGTGTGCTTTGCAGCGTTCAAGCCCGCGCCGATCTGCCCCTGCTGTGGCACCGCTGCCAAGGTCAGCGCCCGCGAAATCCAGCAGCGCGATGGTGAGCTGCAGGAGCTGGAGCGCACCCATCAGCGGCGGCAGGTGGGCAAAGCCCGCTCACTGGCCGAACTGCTCGCCGTCGCCAAGCAGCGGGGTTACGCTCCCGGCTGGGCGTATCGGATCCATCAAGCGCGTGGCAAATGCTGAAACCACCCTCCAGCAGCAGATCCGCCTGGCACTCGGCACACGCCCAGATGCCCGACTGTTTCGCAACCAGGTCGGCAGCCTCCCCGACCCCCGCACTGGCCGACTTGTCACCTTTGGCCTGGCGCGTGGCAGTGCGGACCTGATTGGCTGGCGCACCATCACGATCACACCCGACATGGTGGGGCAGTGTGTGGCAGTCTTTACCAGCATCGAGGTCAAGACACCCACAGGCCGCGTCAGGCCAGATCAGGCCGCTTGGATGGCCGCCGTGCAAGCCGCTGGTGGCATTGCTGGGGTGGCCCGGTCCGTGGATGATGCAAAATCGCAATTAAAAATCTTTGATAACATGTAAAGACTCAGCCGCTCTGGTAATCCCAACATAAGAAAGCTGATTCTGCAGCGCAGACGGAGCGGAGCCCCATCCATCAATGTCCCAATGCAAAAAAACGTTTTGAAATGTTGACCCTTGAGATTTGTGAATAGTCAAGGCAGATGCAGGTTCAAGCCTGCCTATTTGATCTTTCCGATCAAAAAACATTCGCCAGTGTTTTTTACGCTCCAGATCATCGATTTGAGCCTTGGCGGTGTCGGCAAATTGTTTTTGCATTTCGCGCCAGCGCAGCTCTTCGTCGCGGTCTAAAACTCTTACTTCTTCAATTTTGTCGCTGTCAAATGCTTGTACCTGCAATAGCCATGTTCGCCAATAATCGGTTAATTGATCGTCATAAGGAGCTTTGAACATGAGATCGGAAGAGCA